CGAGACCTACAACTCACAGATAGCGGCTCGCCGCGTCCATCAGCTCACCAATCAGGCGGCTGACCTACTCCGTAAGGAGAAGCCTAAGGTCCTACATATCATCCTACAGGGTGACATGGTGGAAGGAGAGGCTATCTTCGCGGGGCAACCCTTCGAGATTGACGATGACCTGTGGACACAGGCGGTCAAGACCGTACCACAGCTAATTACTCATGTCATCACCAAACTATCCCCTCTCGTCCCTAAAATTAAAGTGGCGTGTGTTCATGGAAACCACGGTCGTTCAGGCTTTAAGGGAGGAGGGCATAGCCGAAAGACAAATTGGGATTTGGTATCTTACAATACTGCCAAACTTATGTGTCAGGTTGCAGGCGTTAAGAATATGGATTGGGACATCTCTGAGACTTGGTTCGTCAAACAGAAGGTAGCGGGTAACGGCATCGTCTGTGTACATGGAGACCAAATTTCAGGGGGTACACCCTTCAACGTAGGAGCTATCTTCAAGAAAGCTATGGGGTGGAAGCTACTTATCGAGGATTGGAAGTTTCTGAGCGTAGGACACTACCACACCCACGCATCAGGAGAGCTTAACAAGGACGCCTACTTCTTTCTCAGCGGAAGCACAGAGACAGATAACGAGTTTGCTCGTGAGAGACTAGCGCAGGGTGGTCTAGCTCTACAGCGATTGTGCTTCTTCAACCGTAAAGGACTTATCTCCGAACACCTACTCAAACTAAACTGATGCTAAAAGAATCATTTCCTATAATAACCAAAGAACAAGTCAAGGCACTTGTAGAACTAATACCTAAGGATTTACCTAACTTATCCGATACTGACCGAGAAGTATGGTATAATGTTGGGCGTCAGTCTGTAGTAGATTTATTTCTTGAAATCTATAAGATGCAGAATGAAACTATCTTCGATAAATAATATGTCAGCTTTCTCAACTTACCTTAAAGATTTCGGTACTAAGCACACTGCTAGTATTGTTTGGTTTACTCTAGGCGTTCTTCTAGGAACGTTTGTACTATAATGTGCATGGGTTCTGCCCCTAAGATGCCTGAGATTCCTGAGGCTCCTCCTGCTCCTAAGCCACCTGAGCCATTAGCGCGAAGAGTGGAGAATCCCGAAGCGGCAGGTACAGGTCAGTTCGGTAGACGCCGACGTGGTAAAGGCTCTTTAGTCATTCCGCGTAGAGGACTTAACATACCGAGTTAATGGTTGAAGTAGATATTGTAACCGCTGAGGCTTGGTATGAGAAGCAACAGGGGAACCGTTCACCATACCTAGACCGAGCGCGTGAGGCATCGAAGCTAACTATCCCTACCCTTGTAACTGAGGCGGGTGATAAATCTTCGGAATCACTGAAGACCCCTTATCAAAGCGTTGGTGCGCGAGGTGTTAATAACCTCAGCTCTGCGTTGCTGATGAGCTTGTTGCCACCTAACGCTCCCTTCTTCCGTCTAATGTTAGATGAGAAGGCAAAGGCTGAGATGGAAGGCATTGAAGAGGTAAAGACTGAAGTTTCTACCGCACTCTCTGAGATGGAACGTAATATCCATAAAGAGATTGAAGGTAATAACTTCAGAGTAGGGTTGTTTGAAGCCTTGAAGCATCTGATTGTTTCAGGTAATGTACTCCTACAAGTACCGAAGGAAGGACACATGAGAGTGTTCCACCTAGACCGTTTCGTTATTACACGAGACCCGATGGGGAATGTTCAGCGTATCGTCATAAAAGAAGATATTGCTAAAGAACAAGTCCCTGAAGAAGCGCAAACTTCAGAAACGCCCTCAGACGTTGATACCGTCAGCCTATATACCTCCATAACTACAACTGATTCTGAAAATGTCGAAGTGTATCAAGAGATTGGTGGTGTCCGTTTGGGGGGGTCTGAAGGTTCCTACCCTAAGGATAAGAGTCCATTCATGGCTCTGCGCCTTAATCGCATTGATGGTGAGGATTACGGTAGAGGATATGTAGAAGAGTACCTAGGGGATTTACAATCGCTTGAGGGCTTGACTCAATCCATTGTGGAAGGTTCAGCAGCAGCGGCAAAGCTTCTGTTCCTTGTAGCTCCTAACGGAACTACCCGAAAGTCCAAGATAGCCACAGCCGCTAACGGTGCTATCATTGACGGAAGCGCAGCAGATGTTACAGTGTTACAGACACAGAAACACGCAGACTTCCGCATAGCCTTTGAGACTATCAATCAGATTCAAGAACGATTGAATTATGCTTTCATGCTAACTGAAGCAGCTATCCGTAAAGCTGAACGAGTTACCGCAGAGGAAGTACGTCTAGTAACACAAGCTATCGAGCGTCAGCTTGGTGGTATCTATTCAGTTCTATCTCAGGAGTTCCAACTTCCCCTAGTGAAGATTGTCATGCAACGTATGCAGTCATCAGGGCGGCTACCTAAGATGCCTAAGAACATGGTTAAGCCTATGGTGGTTACAGGCATTGAGGCTCTTGGAAGAGGCAATGACTTGAACAAACTAGATAGTTTCGTTGCAGGCATCGGACAGATACTTGGACCTGAAGCTGTACAGCAGTTCGTTAATATGTCAGAGTACCTAGACCGCAGAGCGGCGGCACTTGGCATTGATACTAAAGGCTTAATCAAGTCACAGGAAGAGCTACAACAAGAAGCTCAACAAGCCCAACAGCAAGCAATGATGCAGCAGTTAGGTCCTAAAGCGATGGATGCAGTTACTGACTCCGCGCAACTCCAACAACAACAAAACCAAGCCCCTCCACAAGAGGGCGAATAAAAACATGGGTGAAACTCAATCAGTAGAAGTTCCTTTCGAGGAAACAGGCTCTTTAAGTCCTGAACAACAAGCTGCCGAAGCTCAAGCTGCCGAAGTTATTTCGGAAGTGGCTGAGACTGAAGCAGCGGCAGACCGTCCTGATTACCTTCCTGAGAAGTTCAATTCTCCTGAAGAGATGGCGGCAGCCTATAAGGAACTAGAAGGCAAGTTAGGTACTCCAACAGAGGAAGCCCCCGCGATTGAGGGGACCGTTAGTAATAATGATATGCAGTTCTACTCTGACCGCTTTGCTGAGAATGGTCAGCTAGAGGAATCAGACTATGCAGGTCTAGAAGCTAAGGGTATATCTAAAGACATGGTGGATAACTACATTGCAGGGCAGCAGGCAATGATTACCCAACACACACAGACTGTATTCAGTCAAGTCGGAGGCGAAGAGCAATACACAGCTATGACTCAATGGGCTTCCGAAACATTCTCCGCTGAAGAGGTTGCCGTGTTCGATGCGGCTGTTAATTCAGGAGATATGAACCAAACAATGAGTGCGGTAAAGGGCTTACAAGCTCGTCACCAAATGGAGAACGGCACTCAACCAAACCTAATGCAGGGTAAGACAGGCGGCTCAGGAGTCGTAGCTTATTCCTCTCTAGCAGAAATGAAGAGAGACATGGCTAATCCTAAGTACGCTCAAGACTCTGCATTCCGCGAGACTGTAAAACGCAAGCTCGCAAACTCAAACATCATGTAAGTGATGTTGCAGAACTAAGTGTAAGTGTTTAGCCCTTTACGAAGGATAACTCTACAACCTAAGCAGTGTTCTATTTCTAACTAATTTTTCTTTTAACGACATAACCCACAGGAGTTTTAAATGTCATTACCACTATCACGCTTGGGTGATGCAGCAGGAGATGGGACGAATACAAACGCCCTATTCTTGAAGCAATTCTCAGGAGAAGTCATTACAGCGTTCGAAACATCGAACATAATGATGCCTCTACACACAGTCCGTACTATCTCACAAGGTAAGTCGGCACAATTCCCCGTCATCGGTACTACTAACGCGCAGTACCACACCCCTGGAAATTCTCTTATCGAGGCTACCCCTGCGGGCGGCGAGTTTGAAGACTTTAAGCACAACGAGCGTCTAATCCACATTGATGATTTGCTTGTCTCAACTGCCTTTATTGACAGTTTAGATGAGGCTAAGAATCACTATGATTACCGTTCAGAGTACAGTCGCAAGATGGGCTATGCTCTATCTAAACGCGCTGACGAACATCTACTATCAGTAATTGCAGAAGCTTCCCAAGCGGGAGAAACTGCTCCGCAAGCTGCGGGTGGTGGTACTATTGAAATCGGCACACACGCTACAGGTGTAGCAGATAGTGCTATTACATCAGCAGCGTTGGTTTCAGCTCTGTTCGAAGCGGCTTCAAAAATGGATATCGCAGGTATCCCTGATGAAGACCGTTATATTGTAATGAACCCTACATTATACTACAACCTAATCAGTAATGGTTCAGTAGGATTTGACATCACTACTACTGTTGCTAACTCCGACATCGGCGGCTCAGGCTTCGGTTCAGGTAAGGTTCCAATGATTGCAGGTTTTGAAATCTACAAGACTGCTCACTTACCAACTGTGGACCAAGTAGGCGGCGCAGATACAATCTATGAAGGTGCTAACAACACTTACACCACTGATGCAGCAACTGCAAAGCTTAAAGGTGTAATATTCCATAAGTCAGCCGTTGGAACTGTAAAGCTTCGTGACTTGTCAATGGAAGCTGAATACCAAATCGAGAGACAAGGTACGCTGATGGTAGCTAAGTATGCTATGGGTCACGGAATGCTCCGTCCTGAAGCTGCTTACTCACTTGTAAACGCTACTTAATACTAGCTATTATTTTTGGGGGGTATCTTTTGATGCCCCTCATTCCTACACTAAACTATGACTTTACTAAAGACAGTAATGAAAAGAGACCACGAAGGTGTTCTCCGTAAGAGAGCTGAGTATTGGCGCATACCTTCAGGCATTGAGGTAGGCGAGTCCACACAGACGTATGACACAATAGACGCTAAAGCTGTGTTCTTCTTCTCTAACGCTGCGTTAGAAGTGCGTATACCTTCCGTCAATCCTGACGGTTCTACTAGCGAGGTAACTCACTTGAGCGCAGAAGTGCCCTCCTCAAAAGGAGTCATGGTAGACTCTAAAGCTAACACAGTAGGACATATCACAAGCAATGCAATGCCCCCATTCTTCCGCTTAAAAGTATCAGGCGCAACTACTAACTCGTTAGGTGCTGTATACATAACTTTCTAATATGACCAATCCCGTATTCAATACCGAGCTTAACGCTGTAAACACTATCCTATCATCTATAGGAGAACTTCCAACAACACAGATAATACTAGACGCGGGTAGCTCAAGTGATGTGGTATTAGCGAAGCAGGTATTAGATGAGGTTGTAAAGGCAACGCAGACGGATGATTGGCACTTTAATGAGGTATTTGGTATTGGACTACAAACCGACGATGCTACTTCTTTACTAAATTGGGTTACAGCTTCTACCTACATACTTGCAAGAGAGGATGTAATATCAGTAGCTTGTAGGGGGAGGCTCCTAACTCTTAGAAGTTCCTCCACTTCTCGCATAGTCTATGACTTAGAGAGAAGTACAGGAACTTTTCCTGAAGCGGATAAACCCGCAAGCTCACAGCTCTCATTACGCTACTACCTAGAGTTCTTCGGTATACCTGAAGCTGTAAAGCGTTACATAACAATTAAGGCTTCCCGAATCTTCCAAGACCGTATGGTTGGAAGTCAAGAGCATCACGCATTCTCTAAAGAGGATGAAGTAGAAGCCCTCAAGATAGCAAGGGATGCTGACCTACTTGCAAGGACCACAGCAGCAGATGACACCACTACTACCTCAACATCCTTAACAGAGGGAGTCAGTGCCGTACTTATGGCGATGGGAGAGAGTCCAACGACTCTCCGTGAGATTAACTACAACGCCTCGAAAGAGATTGTAATAGCTAAGAAGATACTTAATGAAGTGAACCGAGAGGTGCTAAGCCGTGGGTGGATGTTGAATACATCATATAAAACACTCACAGCCTCAACTACAATCGGTGTCGAAGTAGACACAATGCGTGTCTCCGTGAAGGGGCGTAACTTAGGTGTCCGTGATGATGTGGAGACTACAGGTACTTCAGCTCCTTACCTTATAGACTTAGACACAAACTCTTCTACGGGGTTCGGAACAACGTCCCTACAGGCTAAGGTAATTCAACACCTCAGCTTTAGTGAGACATCGGAACCGATGCGTAACTATGTAAAGATACGCGCTGCTCGTATTGCTTCTGAGCGTACAGGCACACTAGCGAGTAGGGATGACTTAGGTACACAGATAGCCCCTAACTCTGCGGTGTCTCCTGAGATACCTAAGGATGAAGCACAGGCTCTTAAAGACTTGCAACTACATGACGCAGAGATGCGCAGAGTTGCTGTGGTTACTACATCTACAGTAACATCTACAGAGCTAGAATTTGTAAACCGCATACTAGCTGAGTGGGACGAGATGCCCGCTACTCAACAGATGCTAGACTTCGGAGTAGATAAGGTAGTACTAGAAGCTCAAGAACTACTACTAGCCACGAGCAAAGAAGTGCAGTCGCACGGTTGGCATGATAATACGAGATATGGCGTCACTATCCCCCTAAATGCGGATGGTACTTCCTTATATGTAGGCAACGATGTAGTAGCTGTATCAGCTCGGGGGTTTAACCTTGCAGTTGAGTATGACGAGTCAGTATCTACACAACGCCTTCGCAATAGAGATACAAATTCTTCTAAATTCTCTCTCCCGATGTTAGGTGCTGTATTCACCTCTATCTACGCACTGAGCGACTTAGGGATGCCTCTAAGGACTTACATCAAAGAAAGAGCTTTAACAAAAGCCCGTACTCTTAAAGATACTCCTGAACAACAGCAGAGGGTAGAAAGTGAGAAAGCCTCTGAAGAGGATAAAGCCTTGCAGGTTCTCTTGGCATACGAGAAGAGACAGAAGGCTGCGATGGCTACCACTACAGACGAGGATGCACAGTCATCCACACTAGAGTCCGTGAACAAGCTATTAAGGTCTATACAGAAGCAACCTATCTCTAAGGTAGTGTTTGACTCAGGCACAGACGCAGCAGCTAGGGAGGCTGAAGATACTCTAATGTCTACCTCCCGTGAGGTTCAGGCTAGAGGTTGGCACTTCAACACAGACTCTAAGGTTTCCTTCCCGTTATCTACAGGCGTAGGTGCGCAGGGTATGATTTCTTGTGAAGATGATGTAGACTCAGGTGACCAACTATGGATTACTGATGCAAATGGATTTCAATGGAAGTTTACATTTACAGCGACCACTAGCCACACTACAGGAGATAGCACTCCCTCGGACGGAGGCTCAAGCTACATTAGTATCCTAGATGGTACTATAGCTGATGAAGGTGCTAGAGTTAATTTCACAACTGCTGACCAATTTGCCGAGCAGGTTGTTATAGGCATCAACCTCGCTAACACTCACGCCACGTCTGATTGGAAAGTTACGGCTGCGCAGGTAAAACAGACAGGCTCTAGTTATTATGCGGCAGGGATTATCGAATTAGATGAGTATCCAACGAACCACCCTGATTACATGGTGGACAGTTCAGAAGTAACACCGTTTGACCAACACGTTAGGCATCTGAAGAATGTATTAGTTACGCAAGATGTCGTAGGGGCATCAGGTAATGGTAATCTAATTAACATGGAGTATCAGTCTACTAGCGGCTCTGCAGGAATCCCTGCTGGACAACTAACCACATATCCTTTCGGAGAGAACGGAATGCGTGTAGGCAGAGATGCCAACAACATCGTACTCTCAGATAAAACCATCGTAAGCGTGAACGTAAGTGGCAGTGACTACACGATACGCCACAACCCTGAATCAGGGGAGCGCAGCCTCTATGATAAAGAGAATAATACTTTTGTATTCTCTTCAGCTCTAAGTGAAACAGCTACCGTCGTATATCTCTTCAAGTTCGATGAGGTCCCTGAAGCCGCGAAGCGGTACATAACCATACGAGCAACGCGGGTATTCCAAGACTATATGCTAGACTCTGTACCGAAGCATCGCTACTCTAAAGAAGATGAGATGCGAGCTTTACTAGAGCTAAAGGATAGTGAAGAGATTTCAGACCCACAATCTATCTTCGATAGCACAACAACCTTCAACATTATTAAGCGAGGCTCCGTACTCTAATGGGGCTGATTAACACCGCTATCTCGAACCTCTTAGGTGGTGTCTCACAACAAGCAGACTCCCTAAGAGGTGCATCTAACTGCGAGGAACAGATTAACGCTTACCCCTCTCCTGTAGAAGGTCTTGTTAAGCGTCCTGCTACGCAGGCTATGGGGGATATAACAGACTACGAGCCTGAGACCTCACACCTGATAGATAGGGATAAAGATGAGAAATACATCGTAAGTGTTACATCAAGAACAAACAACACCTCCGCAGATTTAGGAGGACTAAGGGTGTGGGATGTTGTAAATAATGAGGAGAAGACAGTCTACTATGACACGGATTCACTAGACTATTTAGTAGCCTCAGACCTTATAAACAGCTTCAAGTTCACCACAGCAGGCGATGTGACTTACATAGCTAATACTGAGGTTACTCCGCTGATGGAGACCACAGTGACGGATGACGCGCAGCCTACAGGCATGGTCCATGTGAGGCAAGGAGCGCATGAGACTTCGTATTATGTAGACCTTAACGGTACTCAGTACGCACACCATGCTACCACATCAGGGGATATAAAAACAGATTCAATAGCGGCGGCACTCGCGGCAACAATGAATGGGACGCTGACTATAAACTCTCATCTTCAGTATTTAGGCTCTTCTACTCAAGGTAGTGCATATCAACCCTTGCGGATGCAGATTGACTCTGCTGATATCCCGCTTGTAGTAGGAGATATAATTAAAATAGGCAGCACTTCAACTTTCAGTTCATCTACTTGGAAATATAGAAGATACTACTACACGAATGGCGGGAATAATATACAGTACGATACCACACCTTTTTATAAAGGCGATGAGTTTAAGGTAGTATCTACTTCAGGTACAGGAACAAGTCGGTGGGTTTACCTCGAAGAAGTAACAGGGGGTTTATACTTAAAACACTCCACCTCCTCTCATTTCGGTTCCTCGGCAAACACCTGTGTATGGGAACACGCTTCAGGAAGTAATAGTAATACAGCTGATTTCACAGTCAGTTCACGGGAATCAACAATCACTGTATCTGCCATCGCTGCGGCTAATAATGAGTTCTCTTTAGAAGCTAGAGACACAGTAGGCGATACATACATAAAAGCCTTTAAGAAAACCACACAGTACTTCTCAGACCTACCTACGGAAGCATACTCAGGAACTAAGCTACAGATAAGTGGTAACGCGGAGTCGGGATTTGATGATTACTATGTAAACTTCAAAACAAATTACTCAACATTCGGTCAAGGAGCTTGGGAGGAAATCGTCGGTTATGGCGTTGAGACAACCATCAACCCTGCCACCATGCCTCACATACTTATCCGACAAGCGGATGGTACATTCCTATTCAAACCCGCTGATGGTCTGACAACACCTACTAACGTAACAGCAGGATACGCAGCCCCAACAGTAGACGCTTACGACAGTTTTACTTGGGAGGACCGTAAGGCAGGGGATGATGAAACGAACCCACTTCCTAACTTCATTGGTAACAACATCAATGACATCTTCTTCTACGAGAACCGCTTAGGTATCTTGTCAGGAGAGTCCGTAACACTCTCAGAATCAGGACAGTTCTTTAACTTCTTTAGGACTACAGTCATCGACTTACTAGACACCGCTCCTATCGAGGTAGTGGGTTCTTCTAACTCTGTGAACACCTTACGCCATGCGATACCGTTCAACGGTAACCTAATACTCTTCGGGGATAATACACAGTTCATGCTAGGCTCAGGTCGTGAGGGGCTATCCCCTAAGAACGTAGCCATGAGCCAAGCCTCTAACTACGAGTGTGACCCTCAGTGTAAGCCGATAGTATCAGGCAGCTCAGTGTTCTTTGGCTTCGAGCGAGGAAACTTTGGAGGGGCGAGAGAGATGGTCATTAGCGACCCTGAAGCTAGGGACTTGAATGCTTTTGATATAACGGCACATATCCCTTCCTACATCCCGACGGCGTTTCAAAGCATCGTGGCAATGCCACAAGAGAACCTAATAATATGCCTACCTAAGCTTGACCATAAGTATCCTAACAAGGAGATGAGGACTCTATATTTCTATAAGTACTTAGATAGAGGTAACGAGCGAGTACAGTCTGCGTGGTTCAAGTATGAGTTAGAGATAGATTATGACGCTACACATTGGGTGGTCATAAAGAATATCCATGTCGCAGGTAATGTCCTATACATACACCACGCATACATAAAGAGAGATACTCCTGACACGGGAACAAGCCAACCTATCGCAAGTGGACACTCTTACTATTGGAAGATGGAGTTTACAGACGGGGACGTAACGGACCTACATAAGACTCCACCACTACTTGATAACTGTGTGTCCTATGAAGGTACAGGGATAACAGCAACAGGCAAAGACGCTGTGACTGCTGTGCATGACCCTGTAACAGATTTAACTACATTCACGATTCCCATACATGGGTGGTTTAAGAATTCAGCGACTATTGCAAAATACAAGTTCATCACTAAATACCAAGAAGGTGTCACCGATGGCGGTACAGAGCTTTCCTTTACTACCGAAGGCACGAAAACTAACACGACGTGGTTACTTAACATAGCAGGAGACCAAACATTAACACATCTATGGTTTGGAAAAACCTTTGACATGACTTACAAATATGCACACCCTATATTTAAGGGTCCTTCATCAGGAGGCGGTGCTTCTCTAGTTACCTCAGGTCGTTACCAAGTACACTCAGCAGATATTGTGTATAGCGATACAAATACTTTTGACGTTGCAGTGTCCGTAGAAGGACGCAGTGACTATTCCTATGCGTATCTAGCAGATACTACGGAAGTAGGTGTGGACGCAGAGGGTGGTGTAGGCTTAGACTCAGGAGACATGAGGATACCTATCCACGCTAAGAATGATACCTACGATATGACTATTACATCTTCTTCACCTTATCCTGTGAAGCTACTATCAACTGAGTTTGAGTCACAGTATAATACACGCAGTAAGAGGCTAGGAATATGAGAGCAATCATACGAGAATCAATACTACAGGACGCTAAGGACATGGCTCCTCACTTACGCGATGCAGACTATGCAGAGCTTAAAGCATCATTAGGTGACTTGCTAGATACAGAGGAAATCCTACAGATAAGCATAGAGCATTCCGATGACCCAAGAACGGTAGAGCTTGATGGAAAGCCTATTGCTATCTTCGGTGTTGTAGATTCACAGGAAACTATACCAAGAGTGGGGTATGTGTGGATGTTAGGTACAAACAAGATTAAAGCTATTAGAAGTCAGTTCCTACGGAAGTGTAAGGAGCAGCTAATACAACAGGAAGAGCCTTATGAAGTACTTACTAACTTCGTAGACAAGCGCAACAAGGTACACATTAAGTGGCTACGTTGGATGGGTTTTACAATTATCAGAGAGGTAGAAAATTATGGAGCAGAGAAGAGAACTTTTTATGAATTTGCGAGGATTAAGGTAAATGTGTAACTCCGTAGGAATGGCACTACTCGGTGCGGCGCAGGCTAATGCAGCTAACGCGGCGCAGAACCGAGCATACGGATGGAAGAAGAAGATGGAGGAGGCAGGTGAGTCATCAGCCTTCCTATCTAATGCTATCCAACAGCGTCAGCTAGGTACGCAGACGCAACAGAAGATGCGCTCAGTCAATGAAGAGATTCAGATGATTAGCCGTAAGGGTAACCAAGTGGCTGCTACAGCCGCCGTAAGAGCTACTAAGGGTGGGGTCAATGCTGACTCTGCCTCTGTGGTAGCTCTACAACAGCAGTTCGGTAAGGACGCTATGCAAGCTATAGGCGTTAGAGATGTTGAAGGTCAAGGTATTCTTACCTTCTCTCAGCAACAAGCTAAGGCTATTGAGCTTCAGACTCAAGCCCGCATCGACTCAGTACAGGCAGGTCCTGCACCTGATAAGAGAGCGCAGTTCGGTAACATACTCATGGGCGCAGCTAAGGGTTATATGCAGGGTCAGTCTATGCAGGGTGGTATAACTCCTTCAACTCCTACAGCTCCATTTACAGGAGGACTTACAGGTGTTGAAGGTATGTCCACAATGTTTGAGGCATCGCAGGCAGGAGCTTTATCATTTACAGCCCCTGCATTTGGTCCTCAAATGGTGAATCCACTAACACTTGGAGGAGCTAATGCGCAGTTACCACAACTTCCTAGTTTGGACCTAAGTACTGTATCACACGCCACAAGACTACAACAGCCTTTACTCTCAATTAAACCTCAAGATGGTTTCTTCAACCCATACAATATGGATAATTGGCAGTTCAATAACCCATTTGCAGGATTTAGATTCTAATGCCACAACGCCAACAAACACAGGGAGACTTCGGTCTCCGCCCAACTAAGGTAACTCAAGGCATCACAGATGTCTACAGCACACCTTCAATTCCTAAGCCTGATATGTCAGGTCTGCAAGCTATTGCTAACCTCAGTAAGACTGCTATGGGTCTTATTAAAGAGCAACATAACCTAGATATAGCACACAAGAAAGAAGGTCTAGCTTATGGTGAGGCTAACCCAAACGCTACGTTAGAAGAAGGTGGAGGCTTATTTACTAGAGGTACTACCGAAGCCGCGATGGCAGGCTTTGAGCAAGGCAGAGGTAACGCTCTACGCGAAACATTTAGAACTAATGTAACTAATGAGTGGGCTACTCTAGTAGAGCAGAACGAAGACTTAAAGCTACAGGAAGATGCTTACCCTGCTTTCCTACAACAGAGGGAATCAGAGTTCGTCCAACAGCAAGGCATTGACGGTCTATCTCTAAGTTCCTTTGGTAGCGGGCGTGAGGCTTGGATGCTTGACGAGGTACATAAGAATAATATATCTTCTATTAAGTACCGCAAAGATGTGTTCAAGACAGACATGAAAGAAGTTACTGCCTCTGCTATTGGTAACTTAGAACACATCTCTCAGCTTGATGACCTAAACGGCTCAGGTTGGATGAACTATGTTGAATCTACCTTCATTGATGAGAATGATGCAGGAGGTCAGGTGAACTTACCTGATGGCTCTTGGATTGGTTTCCGTGACCTTAGCGCAGAAGACTTTGACCGTGTAGAGGTTCGTGATGCTATGAGGCATCAGGTAAAGAACGATTTCGTTCAGAGCAATGTTGTCCCTATGATTCAGGAAATCCTACAGAGAGGTTATGACATTGGTGGAGCTACAGAACAAGAGGTACGAGCCGCAGTTGCTGATGACCTTATAGCTTCCTTGAAGTCGGGGGAGAATCCTGAAGAGACTATGATGATTCTCAACACTCTACAATCAGGCACGGGTCTGTTCAGGAACACAAAAGAGTTTGCTGCGAAGTTTGAAGAGAACCGAGGAGCTATCGAGGATAACCTAATAGAGGCTGACTACACTTATATGCGTAGAATAGAGATGTTTGCACTAACAGAAGGTATAGATGGTAATACATCAGAAGCATCCTTTAAGAAAGCTATATCTCAAATCCGCGCTAATGTAGGGAAGTTCTTAACGGAAGAAGAAGCCTTTACCTTAGAGACTACGATGATTCGTAATTGGGATGCCGCAGGTGGTCAAAGAGAGGAGGCTCTTCTACATAATGAGTATGTAAACTTAGCGTTTGGCGGCGAAGAGGGTACTGATTCTTTTAATCAACTTTCAGCTAGTGATGTATCAGCGGCTTTGAAGAAGACGCACGGCATTACAGCGTCTGAATTAGAGATACGAAAGGGTGTCGAAGACCTTATTTTCATGGAGGCTAAGCAGACATTCGGTGACGATTTCGGTAAGCAGGCTAATCATATTATGGAGTCAATACAAGGAAATGGTGTGTTTTCAGGTATGGGAGGTCATCGCGTAAAGGATAAAATAGAACAAGCAGGCGGGGTGATATTAAAACTAGATGCTCCTAGTTCTATGCAACAAGTGGAAGAAGCCTATGCACTATATAGTGCGGCTGAATCGACAGGTATGCTTCCTAGGTTAGGTTTAGCTAAGGAAGATGTAAGACTATATGAACAGTTACAGTATTTAATTCAGTATGAAAAGGCTACAATGTCTGAAGCTGTTCAAACTGTGGATAGCATGAAGGCGGCATTCACTAAGAACTACACAGATGTAACTCCTAAGGATGTTCGAGCGGAATTAGGCGATGTAAATATAGGTCGTGTAAGTTTAACTATGGACTTAGCTGAAGCCATACAACGTCAAACAGGACAGGATAGTGAAACAGTTATTCAGAAATCTCTTGAGCTTCAAAAAGAATTAGGTTTCACTACTATAGGTTCAGGAGAGAACGAACATCCATTCCAACTAACAGGTAATAATCCAAAGTTTAATGCCGCGGCTGATAATATGAACTCAGCTATTGTTGCTCAGGTTAGAGGAGACTTCGAGTCAGATAGGCAAGAACTAGGTGAGATTGTTAGAGACATCACAGGAGAAGGTCAAAGATACGGTGCTGTGAACGCAGAGTGGTTTATCCTAACTGAGGGTGCGGCACGGGGGCGGTCCTTCTTATCAGGTTTTGAAACTAGAATCCTGCGCGATGAGTTTCAAGAACAAGCAATGCAGAGAGCTATTGATATATTTGAGGAAGAAAATGGAAGACTTCCTATTCAGGCTGAACCAATGTTCCAAGATGTAGGGCTAGGTACATGGGATGAAACTGATATAAAGATTGGGCTTACCTCCAACCACGACATGAACTTAGAACCTTCTTACTCTGTAACAAACTTAGAGACAGGCGTAGCTCTCAATACGTTAGGAGGTAAAGACGTGGGAGCAAACATGACTTCTGATGAAGTACTTACTAGATTCGACGCAGAGACTAACGACTACTTAAATGCTGTTAGAGATATAAGAAAGAGTCGAGCAGAAGAGCGTCGTAAGGATACATTCTTAAGATAATGGAAGAAGAAGAAATAACACCTGATGTTGTAGAGGACGTAGCTCCTACACAAGAGCCTGTACAAGAGCCTGTACAAGAACCTGTACAAGATACTGAACAGGTTTATGACAGGACCGATATGTTTGGTCGAAAGCTACGATTAAAATTCAAAGACCCTACAACACAACGTGGACAACGTGGTATTACCACAGAAGCAGAGCAACGGTACGAAGCTCGGAAGGCATTCGTAAGTGACGAGGTACATGGCTTAGGTTCTTTTATAGACCGTGTTATTGTTTCTGATAGTATGTTACATGAGCTTTCTATAAAAGTGATGGAGACCACACCTAAGAGAGATGAATCTTTTAAGTGGTCAGGTGAAACATGGGGTAAGGCTATTGAAGAAATACCCGAAGACTACCATGACGAGATACGAGATGCAGATTCTTGGGAGGAAGCATTAAAGATTAAAGCTGACATTCAGCAGAGACTAAAGATGGAAGAAGGTCTCGCCGAGTACGGTGGATGGGGCATGGTAGGACGCATGGGTATTGCAATGACAGACCCTATATTCCTCTTAGCTATGGTGGGTACAGAAGGAGCGGTGGGGGCTACGTTAGGCTCTGCTATCTTACGCTCAAATACAGCTAGGTCAGTAGTTGCTAGAGCTTCAAAGTTATCACTAGGTTCAAGGGCTGTATATAAAACATCAGCTCAGATAGCTAAGACAGGTGCGCGGGTAGGCGTAGGTATGGGAGGAGCTACTGCTGTACACGCAGGTCTTTCCCCTATGATAGATTTAGATGACGTACCGACAGCAATGTTATATGGTGCGGCGTTTGGAGGTTTGATAGGCGTAGCAGGTAGAGCCTTTTCTCCTCTAGTAAGACGTTATAGAGTTGCATCGGAACCTCACGCAATGACTAAACCGCAGTTCGAGGCAAGAGCAAGGAAGGGTACGTTTAAAGGTACACATGAGCAGGCTGTTGAGCAAGCATTAAAGGACGGTAATAAGAAAATACCTGACCATGTCTTGATGGAGTATCCTCACCTCGTAGAGAGGTATGTGGGAGAGGCTGAAGCTATTGCCCTTAACCACCGCAAGGCGGCTATAGAGTTAGGGGCTAAGAACACACAACCTAAAGACGTTGTAGAGTATTGGGCTGACCTAAAGGACCCATTCTCTGCTCCTACGGGTCTGTCCTTAGCGGGTAGAATAGGTAGAAAACTTGAACTTAATAAGTCAAGGGGACGCGCTAAGCAGGCTGAGGTAGAGTTTAAAGAGGCTAAGAAAGCATACGAAGATACTGTAGGAGAGCCATGGGAAAAAGTAGAACCTTTCTTTGAGAGGCAACGAGCCGCTGAAGTGAAGCTGAAGGAGGCTCGCCGCCTTGATGTACAAGGTAAGAAACTTACTTCCTTAGAAAAGGAACTCAACACAGCCACTAAAGAAGCTAGGCTGACAGGAGAGAAGGCTGATAGAGCTTTAGACGTAGCCCGTAAGCGTCAGTCTCGTAGGACGATGGAAGCTAAGACTAAACGAGATGCGGCGCAACAGGAAGTAAAGAAAGCTGTAGCATCCCACTTAGAAGCTGTGAATGCACCTGCTGCTAAGGCTGCCGCAGAGTTTACTGCTAAGCTAAAAGAGAATCTAATAAAGGATATTGAAGCAGGTAGGGCTGTTCCTGAGAAAGCATTAGAACACTTCCCTGAACTCCGTAAGATGGAAGGGGTAAAGACTTATGCAGAAGCTAGAAAAGCTAAAGCCGCAGAAGCTAAGGAAGAAGCGTCCGTACCTGAAGAGACTATTCGGGACATTGATAAGACAATACCTGATGAGGCTTTGAAGCCTATAGAACCTATCGAGCCTCCGTTAGACCCTGAGATTCAGGCGTTGAAAGATAAGGCTGTTGGTCCTACCTATGAGAATCAAACAGTTAAAAGCATAGAGGATGCGTTAGCAGAGCGTGGTCTACCTAAGTCAAAGAAGGTAGACGGTAAGGCGGAGAACAAGCAACAGAAGTTAGACCGTCTTGAGGCACACGATACAGCTGTTTTATATGATAATTTTAGTGATATGCAGAAGTTGGTTAAGCAGTTAAAGAAGCAGGGGTTTGAGCCTACTAACAAGAAGAGGGGGAAGGCTGACCTTGTAGAGCAACTTAAAGAGTTTAGAGAGCAGGTGAAGAATCCTCCGAAAGAGAAAGTCATTCCTGAGATGAAGGCTACGGAGCCTGCAAAATTCGTAGAAGGGTTGGACAAAACTCGTGAAGCATATAAAGCACAGGGGAAGAACGTAGACCTTCAAGTATCCGCAGTCACAGAAGCGGAGGCAAAAGCGATAGTAGATGAAGGAGGCACTCTTCTCATAACTGAAGACGGAATGATGGGTGGTTACATTAAAGCTGACGGCTATATGGGAGGGCTATTTAGTCACCCCGACGCAGGAGGCGGAGCTACTAAAGCATTCGTTGCTCAGATAGAAAAGCATGGAGGAACACACGCTGAGTCTTACGCTACCTACCTTGAACCGCTGTATGCGAAGCTCGGTTGGAAGCCTGTATCTCGCATTAAGTTCAATGTGAAGTTTGCTCCTAAAGGTTGGGATGCGCCTGACTCTGTTTTGAGGGGTAAGCCTGATGTTGTTTTCTATAGTTACGAACCTAATGTAGCTCATACTGCAGGTAAAGGTAAACGTATTGGTGGCGAGAACGCTTACGATGATGCGCTTGCTATAGCTAAAGACTTGGGAGATAAGGCTAAAACCTCCCGCGCAGAAGCTCCTAAAGTTGAAGCTAAGAAGGTTAAAGGTCCTGAACCTGAGCCTGTGTCTGATGCTGTAGCTCTGTCTAAGTTTGACACTACACCAACAACAGGCATGGCATGGTTCCGAGAGTGGTTTGGTAAGAAATTCTTTACTAGCTTTACGGCTGAGGTAGGAAGTTCTAAATCATTCGGTCCTGTACGTTGGCTTGGTGAAATGTCACTACAAGACTCTATCGCTAAGATAGATGGTATCACAGGAAGGCGTTTACCTACGTCAATGACAGGTCAAACACGCGCTGAGATGCAGACTTACGGTATGTTCCATGAGCTAGGCGAAGCGTATCAATCAGGGTATACGAAGTGGAGGCAAGAACTTGGAGTCTCTAGCACAGAGAGAATTACAGGCGTTGCTGAGAATGACTTTGGAAGTCTAGTTGCAGATGCAGTTCGTGATACTTATAAGGGTAAAGACCCTAACGTTAAGTCTACCGCGGAAGCTGTAAGGAAAACTCTAAAGGAGTTAGATGAACACATGGTGAAGGAGGGTCTAACAGAGAAAGTGTTTGATGACCCTAACTACTTCCCCCGTAAGATACTCCCTTCTCATGTATCTAATTTAATACATAAGGCAGAGAGAGGAGCTTTAGATAAGTTCGTTGCTGATGCGATAACGAAAGGGTATGAGAAGGAGATAATTAGGCTCAAGCTAGACCCTAAGGAGGCAGAGGCTATGAGACTAACACCTGAAGAAGCGCAGGTTATTGCTGACATCTACCTTACGAACATTAACACTAGAAACTTTGCTGTTGATTACAACAACAACGGTTTCTTAGGTGACAACTCTGCTCTTGTACTTGGAGAATACTTAGAGAAACTAGGTATAAAGCCTGAAGTTCGCAAGCAGATATTAAAGAAAACAAAAGTAACCAAGGATGCTGTTGATGAACGATTCCTAAAGCACCGCCTTCTATTAGATGAAGGACATATGGGGGAAGTACTAGGTAAGGACGGTCAGCTCTTTACTGTTAAGATGACGGACTTCTTTGATAACAACGCCAAGCGAGTGATGAACTCCCACATCCGTCAAGTACACGGAGCTATACAGAGCCGTAAGATTGGATTGAAGTTTAATGAGCTTAGAGGTTTATCTAACGCTGAACACCCACGACCTGCTACATGGAGAGAGATGGGTGACTTCATCCATCGGACAGCTATTAAGGACGGTAGGTCACCGATTGAGATACAGAAGATGGGAGACCAAGTGCGTCGTATGCAGGAGCTTGTCGGGGGCTACACTACAGAGAAGGTTTCCGAACTAGGTGTAATGGCTCGTATGATGCAGAAGTTTGCAGGTGCTACATACGGTGGCTCCTTCGGTATGGCGGCTATTGCAGAGCTAGGACAACCAATGGCTCATACAAGTATCAAGGCATTCATGTCTCATATTGGTGAGCTTCCTAAAATTATAAATGACTTCAGGACAGGTAAGATTAGCGGAGAACTTCAAAGAGAGTTAGCAATGCTTACAGGTGTTGGAACAGAGGGGAGGTTCTTTAGAGAAGTATCCACTATGTTGGAACACCACCCGTTAGGTACGGGCGAGCAGATGAGTAAGATGGAGACTATCGTTGGTAACCTACAGAATGGAGCCTTCAAGTTAGGTCTTCTTACTTCTATTGATGCTATCCAACGTCAGTATGCAGGTATGTTGTTTGCTCAAGAGATGTTGAACGGTGCGTTGGCAGGAAGGAGTTCATACTCAGCAACGCGACTAGCACAGATAGGTTTATCCTCTGAGATGAATGCTTCTATCTTTAAGCATATTAAGAAACACGCTAAGTTTGAAGGCACGGGTAACAACAAACTCAACAGCTTTAACTTTAAGGATTGGGCGGGTGCTGAAGGACGTGATGCGGCGGCGGCTTTACAGGACGCTATCGTTCTACATACTAAGAAGACCATCCACCAAACCCACGCGGGTCAGCTACCTCGCATCATGCAGAACCCTATAGGTAGGCTGTTGATGCAGTTCCGTAACTTTACTATTGGTTCCTACGAGACTCAACTACTTAGTAACTTACAAGCGGCGGATGCTAGAACTGTGGCATCCCTAACTACTAACACATTCTTCGGACTACTTTCTTACATGGCAATCATCAATGTTAAGTATGCAGGTAATCAGGAGATGCTTGATAAGTATTTAAGTCCATCTGAATTAGCTAAGGGTGCATTCTTCCGTTCAGGATATGCTACTCACGTCCCTGCACTTTTGGATACTCTGTTCCAAGTCGGAGGTTTCCAACCACAGTTTAGCCACGGCAGGTCTTCAGGACTTGCTACGGGTTTCCTCTCCTTCGACTCCACCCCTGTAGGTAGCATCGTAAGTGGCATAACAGGAACAGGTTCGGGAATTATATCCTCAGCATTTAGAGATGATTATGAGTACAGTCAGAAAGATTACAGACAGGCTCGCAAGGTTATACCATATCAAAATGCCATTGGGTTTGGTTACCTACACGGCAAAATAGCCGAAGCCTTCCCCGAAGAATCAAGAGATAATGACAACTAACGACAGAGATATACTTGTAGCTATCGGCAGACTTGAAGGTAAGATGGATGCTTTAATAGCAATCACCAATGCCCACAATGAGTTAATTCAGAAACATGATGAACGTCTACGAGAACTAGAGAACTCACGCTCTGCCTTGATAGGTGCAGTAGCTATCCTATCCACAGCAATCAGTGCCGCCGTAGCGTGGCTCTCAACAAACTCACAGTAATGCCATACGATAGACACAACGAAGTTAAGTTACAGCGTCAGGCTATGGCGAGTCATGCTGAACAGCGTGGTACAGCTATAACAGTCGCTGAACATACTACAGCTATTGCTCTGAATACAGCTAAGGTAACGTATGATGATGCCGCGCAAGTTGCGACTAACACCGCTGACATCGCTACTAATGTAACTGCTATAGCTTTGAATACAGCTAAGGTATCTTATAGTACAGCCGCGTCAGATGCTGTTGCGTTAAACACAGCTAAGAACTCCTACCCACCTGTTGATGCCGCCGCTGTTGCCGCGCTCCCCGCAGGTCTATCAGGTTTCGAAGCTCGCATCGCCGCGCTAGAAGCTACCCAACCTAAAGCGTTTGGTAGGTTCACTACGGTAGCCACCCCTGCGTTACTTGCTACTAGCTACAACGTAGCATCCGTATCTAAGACAAGCACAGGAGTCTACGCGGTGGTCATTGATACCGACATGACCACAGCCAATTACACAGTCATGCTGTCCTATGAAGATTCGTCTGCAACTATACAAACAGTCATGGCTTCTAACATAGCTACAACAGGATTTGGCGTAGCTCTGCGCGACGCATCGCTCAACTTCTCAGACGCTTCTGAGTCTGTATCCTTCGTAGTCTTCGAGAACAACACATAATGTATAAAAACCTACGCCTCTATATTCTATTACTCTTTATGTTCCCTATAGCCTGTGCGCTTGCTCCTTTAGAAGCAGGACTTATTGGCGTAGTCGCAGGTACAACTACCACGTTACTACTAGATAGTGACCCTGATATTATCGTGGGGGATGGGGCAACTGTAGTCCAAGAGCAAGTTGATAATGCCTATGGACTACTCGCCGTGCTTATCGACAACGCTTGGTCGGTGGCTTTGGTCTGCCTTTTGCTTTGGTTGCTTCCCAATCCGTCTGCCTTACGGAAGCTACTGACGAATCGAAAGAAGTCTTCTTAGGTGTAGATGTAGGAACAAACATAAGGTAATCCGTAAGCTGTGGATTATCAATGAGGACCTGATAGAGTACTTGGCTCAGGATATATACTTCCTGATGCGTCATCTCTAGGTACAGGAAGTCATCAACCGCATGGACTAACTCGTGCATAACCGTGACCCTCTCCTGAACAGGTTCACAGTCGCTATTAAGAGTGATGGTCATATCATTGGGGTCCCACACGCCGTAGACTTCCTCTTCAGGGTCTACG